CATCAGTTGAAGTTAAAACAAATTATAGCGCCACTATAACTCTAGCTAATAAAGAGAAGGCGTTTAACTGGCTTCGTGAAAACGATCTGGGGGATATAATAAAGAATGAATTAACTGTATCTTTTGGACGTAACGAAGATAACAAGGCAGCAGAATATGCTGAACTTGCGAAGGGTCAAGGGTATCAACCGACACAAAAGTTGAAGGTTGAGCCCATGACTCTGAAAGCGCTAGTCCGTGAGCGTATCGAGGGAGGGAAACCCCTTCCAACGGAAATTTTCAATGTATTCATTGGAAATAAAACAACAATAAAAAGGAAACAATAACCATGAAACAAGAAGCACAGATCGCGAAACGCGAAAATGCAGGACCATTGGCTACGAATGTATTCGAAGCTGATGCAGGCGAAGGCATTGCGAATATAAAGCAAGCAGATTTAGCTTTACCATTTCTCAAAGTCTTGGGCCAACTATCCCCCGAAGTAAATAAGAGGGACGCCAAATATGTTGAAGGTTCACAACCTGGCATGATCATCAATACGGTAACAGCCGAATTGTATGATGGCGAAAAGGGGATACAAGTATTGCCCGTCTATTACAAAAGACAGTATATAGAATGGCAAGACAGAGGTGAAAGTAAAGGAGCTCCCGTCCATATTTACGACGCAGGAGACGACATACCTAAAACTACAAGAGATAAAAGTTTTAAAGATAGATTAGCTAATGGCAACTATCTTGAAAATACTGTAAGTCACTTTGTAGTATTGCTCGGCAACACCCCTACAACAGCTTTGATTTCCATGAAAGCGACTCAATTAAAAATTAGTCGTAAGTGGAATTCAATGATGATGGGGATCAAAATGCAGGGTAAAAATGGTTTATTTACACCGCCAACATATAGCCACATTTATAAGCTAAAAACTGTACAACAATCTAATGACAAAGGTACATGGTTTGGTTGGGATGTGTCCAAGGTTGGACCTATCACCGATAAAGGGATTTATGAAATCGCTAAAGGTTTTTCTAGCAACGTCGCTAAAGGCGCCGTTATTACAAAACATGGCGATTCAGAACCTAAAAGCGAAGCACCGTTTTAATAACTTCTTTATGAAGAAGAAAGGGGCGGCAGCGCGAGAGTTAAACCGCCCCGCGAAACTATTATGAAGAATTTTATAGATCTATTCTCTGGATTAAAACGAGCTCACGGGTGTACCTACGTTGAAAAGAAAGGCGCCGATGGAACAAAGATTAAAGGAAAATCTTTTGTTAAACGTGAACCCGTCACTGATAAACTTTGGCAAGAGCACCTTAATGGTATTGAACCAAGTTTAGGCATCATTCCTATTGATGAAAATAATCAATGTCGATGGGGCTGTATTGATGTTGATAAATATAATTTAAATCATAAAAAACTTATCAACCTTATTAATAATAATCAATTACCTCTAACTGTATGTCGATCTAAAAGTGGAGGAGCACACATCTTTTTATTTACGACGACTCCAGTAGAAGCTAAACTTTTACGAGATAAACTCACAGCGATTAGTGCATTTTTAGGATTTGGGAATGCGGAAGTTTTTCCAAAACAAGTAGAATTGAAGTCCGAAGATGATACAGGAAATTTTTTAAATTTACCATATTTTAATTCAGAAAAAACCACAAGGTATGCCTTTAATTTTAAAGGAGAAGCTATTACAATATCACAATTTTTTTTATCAATAAAAAGATTAACTCCTGAAGAATTAGAGAAATTAGAATTAAAAAGACCCCCATCAGACTTTAGTGATGGTCCACCATGTATAGAATCCTTAACTCAAACTAAATTAACCGATGGTAGGGATAGAGTACTTTATCAATATATACAATATGCAAAAAGAAAATGGCCCGAAGAATGGGCTAAGCATATTAATGCTTTCAACTATAAATATTTTGACCCACCATTAGAAGATAGAATTATTCAAGAAAAGATAAAATACAATTCAACACGCGAACTTGGTTTTAAATGTAATGAAGAACCAATGTGTGATCATTGTGATAAAAAATTATGTTTAACTAGAAAATTTGGAATTAGAGGACAATCTTTATTTCCAGACTTAAGCGATCTACAAAAAATAAATCTAGATGAGCCGTATTATTATGTCAATGTAGATGGAGAAAGAGTGAGGCTTAAAGATACATCATACTTACAGGAACAAAGATTGTTTCAACGAGCTGTAATGGAACAAGCTAACAAAGTTCCACCAACATTAAAGAAAAAAGAATTTAATGACATGGTTAAACTTTTATTTTCTGGAATAGAAATTATAGAACCTCCTAAAGGATCTTCTAAAGTAGAGCAGCTTCTTGATCATCTTGAAGAATATTGTACAGATCGTACCGCAGCGGGTGCTACTAAAGAAGATATGTTATTTGGATTAGTCTGGACTCATGAAAATGTTCATCATTTTATTTTCAGAGAATTTTTCAATAAATATTTACTCAAGAGAAGATGGATTGAAAGATATGATGAAACTCAAATGTTATTAACCGATAAGTGCGGCTGCAAGATTAAAAGAGAAATGATTGGAAAGAAAAATAAAACAATCATGACCATTGAAGAATTTGATAAAGAAGAAAATGTATACCGCCCTAAACAATTTAAACCAAAGGAAGTTTTTTAATGAGTGAAATGAGCAGCGATTTAGTTTTATTAGTCGTTCTTACTGCTGCATGGATACTTGTAACATTATGAAAACAATTGTTTTAGGACCACCAGGAACAGGCAAGACAGAAACTTTATTAAGAGAAGTAGAGAAATATTTAAAGACAACCGATCCCAATCGTATTGGATATTTTTCTTTTACCCAAAAAGCTGCGAACGAAGGTAGAGATCGTGCAATGGATAAGTTTAATTTAACCGAAGGTGATCTTCCTTATTTTCGCACACTTCATTCCTTAGCATTCCGAAGGCTCGGCCTTAAAAAAGAAAACGTAATGCAACATAGTCATTATGAAGACCTTGGTAAAAAAATTAATATGCGAATTGATTATAATGAATACGATGACGAGCAGACTGGAATTTTTACTACTAACAGTGATTATTTAAGAGTTATTCAATTGGCTAAATTAAGGGGAATTACTCCTGAACAACAATATAATCTTAAAGAACATAGCCAAGATTTATCGGTGCGAGATTTAAAAAACATAGCTGGAGAATTAAAGGCCTATAAAAAACAATATGGTCTCATAGATTATAGTGACATGATTTTAGATTTTATAAAATCAGATGCTTCCCCCAAATTTGATGTAGTCTTTATTGATGAAGCTCAAGATTTGTCTCGCATGCAATGGGATATGGCCAAAACAATTTGGAATAAAACTGAAGATAATTATATTGCTGGCGACGATGACCAGGCTATTTTCAGATGGGCTGGTGCAGATGTGGATAGATTTATTGCTCAAACAGGGAAATTTTTAAAATTAACAGAGTCACATAGAGTTCCTAGAGTCGTGCACGACATAGCCATGGGAATTGTAAAAAGAATTTCTAAAAGACACCATAAGGAATGGGCGCCCAGAAATAAGAGCGGATCCCTATCCTATTATCATGAGTTTCAAGATATTGATATGAGTAGTGGAGAATGGTTTGTGTTGGCTAGAACACGTTACATGTTAAATGAATTAGAAAATGTTTTGTATTCTAAAGGACTATATTATCGAAATAAATTTAAGAAAGGTTATGAAAAAGATTTATATGAAGCGGTCATTGATTGGGAAGAATGGAGGAAAAACAAAGACTTAGATCATGAAAAAATTAAAAGAATTGCATCTTATATGTCTCCTAATAATTACACAAAAGAAAGTCTTCAGTATCTTAATAAAGATAAATCATTCAACATAACAGACGCTTATAATAATCAAGGATTAAAAACTAAATCTGTTTGGTATGAAGCTTTTGATGCAGCTCCCCAAAAACAAATTAAATATATTAGAAAGATGAGAGCGAACGGTGAACAACTCAACAAAGCGTCGCGTATTTTATTATCAACCATTCATGGGGTCAAGGGTGGAGAATGTTCAAACGTTGTCCTTCTCACAGACTTAAGTAGAAATACTCAAAAAAATATGGATCGTTTTCCTGATGATGAGAATCGTTTATTTTATGTGGGTGCAACACGAACCAAGGACCATTTACATATTGTTAAACCCAAAGATATTTATAAATCATTTAGAATATGAGCGTCTGGAAAAAACAAATCGGTGGAAATCATTATAAGAAATATAAAATTCAACCGAGTGCATTTTGTACTCAGAATAAGTTGCTTTATCCCGAAGGAACTGTTATTAAATATGTGATACGTCATCAAGATAAAGGAGGAAAGGAAGATTTGTTAAAAGCAAAACATTTTATAGATATGATTATTGAGAGGGATTATTCATAATGCAAATGCCCTTGTTCAAACCACAAACAGAGTGGCTCCCTCCAGAAGAATTTCCCGACTTAACGCAAGCATGTGAAATAGCCATCGACTTAGAAACCAGAGATCCTAATTTAAATATAAGAATGGGCTCAGGTTCTGTGGTTGGAGTGGGTGAAGTCGTAGGCGTTTCCGTAGCAACAGAAGATTTTTGTGCTTACTATCCTTTTGCTCATGAAGGCGGCGGTAATATGGATCGTAAGATGATTATCAAATGGCTTACCGCTCTTTTAAAAACACCTTCTGATAAAATTTTTCATAATGCAATGTATGACGTGTCATGGCTGAGAGCCATGGGTTTAAAAATTAACGGACGTATTATTGATACCATGATAGCAGCAGCCTTATGTGATGAGAACCGATTACGTTATGATTTAAATGGTTGTGGACGAGATTATGTGGGTAAAGGAAAAGATGAATCTGCATTATACGAAGCAGCAAAATCATGGGGAATCGATCCTAAAGCTGAAATGTATAAACTTCCAGCAATGTACGTTGGTGCTTACGCAGAGCGTGATGCACAACTCACATTGGAGCTGTGGCAGGAATTAAAAAAAGAAATTTTACACCAGGATATTGAAGCCATCTTTAAAATGGAAATGGAATTGTTTCCATGCCTAGTGGATATGAGATTTCTTGGTGTACGTGTAAATCAAGAACAAGCCATGATCGAAAAGAAAACATTAGTTGAACAAGAGAAAAAAATGTTGGGTGAGGTGTTAGTAAGTACGGGGATAGATGTTCAGATCTGGGCTGCACGATCCATTGCTAAAGTGTTTGATAAATTAGGATTACCTTATGAACGAACGGTTAAAACGGAAGCCCCTAGTTTTACTAAAAACTTTTTATCGAATCATCCACACAATGTCGTGAAGTGTATTGCTAAAGCTAGAGAAATTAATAAAGCTCATACAACTTTTATTGATACTATTTTAAAACATAGCCAAAAAGGTAGAATTCATGCGGAAGTTAATCAGCTTCGATCCGAAGGTGGGGGAACCGTGACGGGAAGATTCAGTATGAATAATCCAAATTTACAGCAGGTTCCAGCAAGAAACAAGGAGCTCGGACCACGGATCCGATCCTTATTTATTCCTGAAGAAAAATGTACCTGGGGTTGTTTTGATTACAATCAACAAGAGCCACGACTCGTTGTTCATTATGCTTCCTTACAAAATTTATACGGGGTAGATGAAGTGGTTGAGTCTTATAAAAATAATGACGCTGACTTTCATAAGATTGTAGCTGATATGGCTGACATACCACGAAAACAAGCTAAGACTATTAATCTTGGTTTATTTTATGGAATGGGTAAAAATAAATTACAAGCTGAACTGGGAGTGAGTAAACTTCAGGCCGAAGATTTATTTAGAACGTATCATGCGAAAGTTCCTTTCGTAAAACAATTAATGGATGCAGTCATGAAACGTGCTCAAGACTCAGGTAAGATTCGTACTCTACTAGGAAGACTGTGTCGTTTTCCTTTATGGGAACCTAATCAATTTGGTATTCATAAAGCATTACCTCACGATCAAGCGCTCTTGGAACACGGACCAGGGATCAGAAGAGCCTATACATACAAAGCATTAAATAGATTAATACAAGGGTCCGCTGCCGATATGACTAAAAAGGCCATGATTAAACTACATAAAGAAGGAATTATACCCCATGTACAAGTACATGATGAGTTGGATATTTCCGTAAAAGATGATAAAGAAGCTAAACAGATAGTACAAATAATGGAATCCGCAGTTGAGCTAGAAGTACCAAATAAGGTAGACTATGAAGCTGGCGAAAACTGGGGTAATATAAATTAGGAGGAACTATGGAAAAAGTAAAACAACTTTGGACATTAGCAAAAGCTAAACCAAAGATATCTGCCGCTGTTGTGGTAGTACTTGTTGCTGTTTATTTCTTAGCAGCTTAGGATTATATGTTGAATGGCATATTTAAACGCAAACATTCCTGCAACCTACGCGCAGGTGAGAAGAGAATATCTCTATGACCTTAAAGAACACCACGGAGAAGTGGAAGACTGCTTACTTTTTGGCTTTGCATCGATTACAGGGCGTCCTGTACTCTTTCACGCAATTATGGAAAATGGAGCTATATTCTACCGTTTGCCGATCTCTGCATTCATACAAAGAGGCTTTGCGGTTAAAGAGGTTCCTAGGATGCGACTTGATGAGCTGGAGCTATGGAATTGCTTTAGTTACTATCCTAGCGTTACTTCTTTTGATGTCTTGGACGGTCAGTCCTGTAAATTTATAGGAAAAGATAAGAAATGGTATCCAGGAGCCTACCTTTTTACGGTTGACTGGGCACATCCAGAGAGTAATATAGTTGACACTGATCATTCGGAGATCCCGCAAGAACATAAGTGCGCACACATACTAGCCCTTGAAAACGGCAACTATGCGGCTCAGCCAAACAATAGATTAATCTGGAGCATTCCCTCTTTCACCGTTAAAGATGAAGTTCCTGACTGGAAGGTTCAAACAAGTGATTGGAATGTTGAGGATGATCGTAAATGGGTAACAGAAGATACTGATAAATTCTTCTACGGGATTGAAGAAACAAAAACTACATCTGAACTTTTAAAAGAAGGTATGGATGTGCAAATAAAATTAGAGGAACAAAATGAGTAAATGTAAAAATTGTTTGTGTGATTGTCACTGTAGTATTAGCGAACATTCAGATGCTAATGGTGTATGTGCATGCGAAAAATGTAATTGTAATCCCCAGGGAATTACAGTAAACGATGATGAGTGTCTCTCATGCCAATAGACGAAAAAAAAACTTGCAATATGCATACCAAAGAAAAAGAAAAATCAGGTACATGTTGTCAAATAAAAGGCGAAAAAGAAAACGCAGAGCAACGAACGTATGAATACTCTATTAACGTTGGGACTGCACCAAAGGAGCCAAAATGAATAAATTATATTTAGTGTTGGCACTATTATTTGCATTAAGTGCCTGCTCGGTAGGCAAGAAATGTACCTATACACAAGATGGAACAAAACTCTCATCTTATGTATGGTTTTATAATGGTGACAAGCCCATTGATTTAGATAAAAACAACTGCAGTTAGTATTCTAATGCTGTGGACTGATTTTATAGATGTAATGAACTTTATATTCATTGCTAATGATATGTGGATGTTATGGACAGCCTTTGTTCTAGGGGGAGCTTTTATATGGAAGATCAAGAAATGAAACTCGGACCTGAACAAAATGTACAGATGCCGATGAAGACCGTAATTAGTTTAATTATAATGGTCGCACTCGGCACCTTCGGATTTTTCCAGATACAAGAAAAATTAAATCAAAACTCAACTAAAATAGAGATCATGGAAAGAGATTTAGTAATGAATTCTGAGTTCAGAATAAAATGGCCTCGGGGTCTATTAGGAAGTCTTCCTGCCGATTCGGAACAATTTATGTTGATCGAGGAATTATATAAACAAGTAGAAAAATTACAGCTAGCTCAACAGTCAGGAATGCATAATACCGTAAACATTGATAGACTACAAAAAGACGTAGAAAAAATAC